CTTCTTGATCCTTAATTTCTTCTGCCATGATGCGTTCTCCTTTTGATTAATAAGGTTTTGCTTGATATATTTATATAACTATTTATAGTTTATTGATAAAATTCTCAAAAATTTGTAACTTTGTTTTTTCTAGGTCTTTTCGATTTACTTTTTTGATTTGCTTTTTAGATTCTTCGATTTGTCTTTCAGTCCAACGACCAGCAACATAGACCCACTCTCTGTTCTCCATGATGCCATGTACAAAAGCATCAGGTGCAGAAGGATCGGCAACGATATCAGCCGCAGTTGCAAGATAGAAATCGTCTTGAACAACCTTAGTGCCGTCTTTGCCCTCTCTCAAAGAACCAAGACCTCTAGTTGAAACACCAACGCAAGCACCTTCATTAATCAAATTCTTGACAATGTTTCCGTATGGAGTGTCCATGATCTTTGCTTTACCAATGAAATTACTTCCATCTTGGCGCAATTCTTTGATCATGTGAGAAACTCTCTCAAGATTGATCGTAGGACCTTCTGGATGTCCTAACTCTCCATATGCACGATTCTTATTGACATAATCGTTTACATATCTGGTGACTTCTCTTTCCATTACAGGAAGAGGATACATTCTGCCGTTGCGATTCTTTTGCTCTGCTTGCATGAAGATACCTTCGATGAACATATTCTTCTTGCCACCTTCTTCGGTCTCTTCGGTGATGAATTTAACTTCTTCGTTAATCTCTGTGATTAGTTTCATTGATCTAATCCTCTTATGACTTGTATGCTACAGGAGTGCAGTTAGCGGCTGTGCTACATGCAATTGTATCGGATGTTGCTTTTTCAATAATCTCAACATAGTTTGCTGGAATTGAAATAGTACCTTTTGTAGCACCTTCTGAATCCGCAACCGTAACTGTAGTGATTGCGGTTGTGTGAATTCGAACCAAGTTAGAATTGGCTACTGTGTTTGCTGAGGTGACTGAAATTAAAGTTCCAAGTGGCTTGATAATCATTTTATTCCTCTGCTACTGATTGTGCAAACTCAATTACTCTATCGTAGTCTTCTTCTAGTTTCTGTAAAAGAAAATCTCTGTTGCTTTCGCTAAGATCATCATACAATGCAGTCAAAAGAATTTCATGTTCTTCATTCTTTGCTTTTGCTTTGATTGTTTTGTATGCTTTCTCGGCTGCCGCTGGACGATCACGAACCATTGCTGATGCTACTGCAAAAGGTCCGCCTTTTGATTCATCGCCAACACCCTTCTTTTCGAATTCTTTGCCGATAGTGTGAGCCATTTTGGTTTGTTGTTTGCTGAAATCTGCTTCGCTAACTGGCTCTTTGTCTGCCTTTCTTTTTCCGCCACGGTCTTTAGTCATGACCTTAGCAGAGTTTGATGCTTGATCTTCTGGATCAGAAACATCTACTTTGTGGGCATCAAAAAAGTCTTTCTCGCCCTTTGCTTTGGGCTTTGCGACTTCTTCTAATCTATCAGCAAGAAAACTTTTAAAGGTCTTCATCTACATTTTCCTCTTCTGATTTGAAATCTATACCATCCTCTTCGCTGGATTCGACTTCATTTTTATTGTTGAAAACTGAATTTGAAATCTCTATCTTTTTAAGCAATAGCGCATCATCGACCTTTCTCGCAAGTTCTCCATAAATGGAATCCTTGAAATCTGTAGGCATCGTATCAATTGCGGCTTGAATTGCTGACTGAATGTTTTCCATAATTTATCTCCTTTGATTCTATTTATAAATTTCCGTTATTTCATGTACCTAGTCTATTTTTTTAGTCATTGAATCTATCAAAAATTCAGTATCAATGTTTGTTTTTTTGTTTTCTGTTTGAGGTTCTTTCTTAATCACAACAGGAACTGGTTGTGGATTCTCAACTTTTTGTTGAATTGGCGTCGGAGGAGATTGTCTTTCTGGCATATCTTGATCGCCATCATCGTTGACACCTGCTTCTTCCTCCTCTGCCATTTCTTTATCCATTTCTTCAATATCATCTTCAGTTTGCTGAAGAACCTTTTTACGAATCCAAGCAACTGAGAAATACTTACCAGCATAGTTATCAACATCTGAAAGAAGCATTAAACGCTCTTTCATAATCTCAGCATCTTTCAATTCTGCAAAGTGTGCATCGGTAATAAAGTCATAGTAAATTTCTTCTCTGATTTGTTCCCACTCTGCACGATTGCAAATGCCTTTGAGTATTAATTGTGTTTCAAGTAATTTGTCGAACATGTGTGAAAAACGAGAACGAAGTCTTGCAATAAATTTTGAAAACTTAACTTCGTCACGGGTGATCTCTGATGCACGACCTAATGAGAAACCTGTATCTGATTCTAAGCGAGAAACGGGAACATTAAGTGATTTGTAGAGTTTCTTTTGGAAGTACAATACATCTTCAATTTCACCAAGATTTTGTCCTGGTGGTAGTGTAGTGATTTCTGTTCCACGACCGCCTTCTCTTCTTGGTAGCCAGAAGTCTTCAAGCATTGTCTGAAATCTTCTATCGTCACGAATCTCACCAGTCTGTGCATCGTATACAAGTTTGTTCTTATACTTCTGCATAATATCACGGAGATATTGTTCCGCTTTCATCTTTGGTAAGTTACCAACATCAATGTAGAACACTCTTCTTTCTGGTGCTCTAGAGATACGATAGATAACTGTTGCATCTTCAAGCATACGCAATTGATTCAACGGTCGAATTGCTTTGTGAAGATATGAGATGATGACTTTACCATCTTTGTCTGTCATGCCTGAGTGTGCATAGCAGATAGAATCTGGTGCAATCTTTAGACCTTGATTAGTGTCACGCATGAAACCTTTATCTGAATACACATAGTATTCAATTGGTTTGACATGCATTTCTCCACCAAGCGGTTGTTTAGTTTTTGGTACTTCACGCACCTTGCGAATCTTGCGTGGATCAATGTAGCGAAGTTCTTGTAAACCTGCTCTTGGTTTCTTCTCATCAATCATCATATGATAGAACAATCTACCATCAACATACCATCTACGAAAGATATCGTAGCCTTGATTATTGAAGTCTAGAAGTTTAAGTATGTGTTCAAATTCATCACGAATTTTTTTCTTGATGGATTCTGGTTGTTGAAGTTTGTCAAGAACAATCTGTACGGGATACTCATCTGGTTGATAGACAATTGCTTCATTCACAATGTCATCAATAGCGGCATCGCATTCTGGTTGCAATGCCATCTCTCTATACTTCTTTACTAACTCAGCATCGTTTCGTACTTGTCCCTCAAGATCAACATATGTACCATAAACTCCACCACCAACAATGCTTGCCGCATTATCGTCATCACTAGGAGGAACGAAGGACTTTAATTCTTCCTTCTCATCTTCCTTACCAATTTTAAATCCGAAAAGTTTTATTGCCATATTTTTCTCTCTTCATAAGAAAAGGGGGCGTAATAGCCCCCCATTTGAAACTATTACGCAACTATTTATCGTTGCGAAAATGTTTCTGTCAATAATTAAACAAAATACGAATATTGGAAGGTTACGGTAAACTCTTCAATCGTATCTGTGGTATCATATGACAAGTCGATTTGGCTAACATCGGTAGGAAATGCTTCTTTCAAAGTATATGTTTTGGAAACTCCACCATCATCTTTGAGATGTTCAACAACAATGTTTTGCTTATACTCAACATTGCTTGCTCTTAGATTGGTAGCACCAAAATCATTACTAGAGATAGAAGCCATCCACGCTTCAAATCCAGCACGAAGGTTATGTCTTTGGTCTGCAATAAATGTTGCAGTCCACTCAGCAAATGTTCTGTCGCCAGGCAATTTAATTCTACGACCTCTATATGGAACCTCAATCACACCAAGTGTTAGACCAGGTACTGCCGCACCCTTACAAAGAATGGTGTGGTTTGGAATTACGATTCCTGTTGGTGGTGTAATTGTCACATTGAATAAATTTGGGCGAGATCCACTTGCCAGATTTGTTTTGAATGTTGTTACAGAAAATGACATTTTTATGGCTCCCGTTTAAGATACAGTAAAGTAATCGTAGACCCAAGTTACTGTAAACTCTTCAATTGCATCTGTTGAATCGTATGATAGGTCAATTGTTGAAATATCGCTAATGAAACAATTTTGCAATTTGTAAGTTCTAACTGGTACGCTATCTTGCCCAAGTTGCGCCACAGTCACAGTAGTAAGTCCTGCGTTTCGATCACCAAGAGTTTGGTTACCAAAGTTTGTTGCTACGAACAATTTTTGATAATTTTCTAGCGCAGTTCTCGCTCTAAAGTCTTTGTCGTTGATAACAGTACTTGTCCATTCTGCAAAAGTACGATCACCAGCGAGTTTGTATCGTCTACCACCAATTTGTGGAACTTCAATAATACCGACTGTTGAACCTGGGAGAGCCGCACCTTTACACAAGACTGAGATTCTTGTTGCATCACTTGGACCACCAGCAAATGTTACTTCAAAAAGATTGGGGCGGGCACCCACCCCAATCGCATTCTTAATTTGATCTAGTGTATGAATTGGCATTCTATTCCCCTTTTTCTTTTATCTGTTTATTCTATTTAGGCACCAAGTTCAGCGAAAGAGATAGAACCTCTTACTGAAACGAAGTTAAGTTGAATAAAGTTGACAGAAGAAGTTGGGCGAACAAAAATGTCGCAAACAAACTCATTTGCATTCACTACGCTATCTGGATTGTTTGTATCATCGCAGACAACACGGAAATCAGTAATACCACGCTGAGCCTGAACATCACGGAGATATGGATCAATGGTATTAACGAATGCAGTACGAGTTGCTTGATTATTCTCATCAAAGAGAACATTACCAGCAAAGTCACCAATAGTCTTCTGAAGTTCGATAAACAATCTGCGAACATTGATGCGATTGAAAGATGTTCCTCTGAGAACGAATGTCTTGTCACCAAAGAGAACAGTACCTTTACCAGTCTGGCTGAAGATTGGATTCACAGACTGTTTGTAGAGAAGGTCACGCTCTGCTTCGTTTGGATTCCAAGCAAGTTTAGTCACATTCAAGAATGTGCCTTTTGTGTAACCTGCTGGAGAGTTCCAAGGTGCAAGGTTGAAATCTGTTCTTGCCATAACACCAGCGGTGTCAGCATTACATGGAACATAAACATATGTGTCATTGTACTTGTCGTACTGGAACTTCCAGTTAGAATCAAATACAACATATGTTGATTTGCTAATGGTTGCGGCAAAGTCTAGAATGTTTGTAACTTCGCTACCTGCTTGGTTAACAACATCAGACTGCTCTGGTGATACGCAAACCATAATGTCTTTTCTCTGCTCTGCAATGTCAGCAATCACAGTATTAATAACTGTTGCACTTACTGCACCCATTGGCATTAGATTGATAGAGATGTTTGCTTTGTTTGCGAACACATTAAATGCAGTAATCTTTTGTGTGTCAGTTGGTGCTGAACCATCTGAACCACCAGCAAGGCGATATCCAACTGGTGCGACTGGTGAGTTTGTAGAACCAGTATATGAAGTTGCAGTATTGCCACCCCAATTTGTGCCGCTTTCGTGATCCATCCAACGGATGAATTCTGAACGAGTTGAGATTACATCTTTGTAGTAGTTAGATGCGCCAGTATCAGTCTTAGCACCATCTGCTTTTGAAACTTGCTGGAATTTTTCAAGTACTGTTCCAGCAACATTAGTGATTGTACCACCTTTGTCAACAACAACAATGTGCATTTCATCGCCAGAACCACCACGATCACTTACAAAAGTTGATGTGCCTGGTGCTGAATCGAATTGACCGAAGTATTCCCAACGGCGAGTTGCAGTTGCGCCAGTTGCGCCGGTGATGTGTGCTGATTCAAGTGTTAGATAATCTGCGTTTGTAACTGATGCGACTTTGATTGAACGACCACCAATTACAAGAAGGTCGCCTACTGTAACTTCAGTATTTGCGGCACCACCTGTACCAACAACAATTGTGCTTCCTGCGGCAACTGTCCATGTACCTGTTAGAGTTGACTGCCATGCGGCTGAAGAAGCGCAAGTTGAAACTTGAATTGAGTTACCCAAAGCACCTGCATATTTGGCAGCCCAAGGACCCACATTACCTGATCCTGTAGAGTAAGATGCTTCCCAAACATCATCGTTTTTGATGAGAAGACCGGTACCTGCACCACCACCGCCAGTTGTATCTTCGGCAGTAGCGTTAAGCACATTCGCACCTTCTTGGCGAACAACATATAGGTTTGGTGAGTAAGAAATATAGTTAGCGGCAGTTAGAAAGTCTACAACATTAGTTGCATTAGGTGCGCCAAACTTTGAAACAAGTTCAGATTCGCTCTGAACTAGAGTTGCTTCTTCAATTGGTCCCCATCTAAAACGACCCGCAGTTCCGCCAGCAGTAGTACCGATGGTCAACACTACTGGTGGTTGATCTTCCTCGGTAATCTGAATTCCTGGTGAGATTAAATTGATTGCCATTCGTTTTCTCCTTGATTTTTAAGATGTTATATCTTGTCTTTCACTCAACATATCATTCATTATTCTTGTTTTATTTATAAAAAATCATATTTCTGAGGTTTTTCTTCTTCCCAAACTTGACCGGAGCCGTCAACATAAACATTTTCTTGCATACCATCATCAATAATGCCAAATGGAGTGATCTCTTCTTCGATCATTTGAATCTGTTTTTCATAAAGTTCTTTGCGAATATTTATGTTTGTGAGGTCTTTGAAATATGGGTTAGTCGATAGCCAAGAAAATAACACCAATGGCATAACTAAATCGTCATGATATCCTTCATCCGCCTGATAACTATTGCGTTTTTGTATGAATGTTGAAATTTCTGAAATTGTATCCACATCACGAATGAGAAGTTTCTTTTCTTCAACCAAAGATTTGAAGTTTGAACATCCGATTCGTTTGACTTTCTTATCTGTAATAACACCCAATTGAGTTTTACCACCACCAAAACCGCCTGTGACAGACTGACCGTGTGTAGTTCGATTGACAAATACGATATTTTCATATTCATATTCACCATAAAGAATCTCTGCGACCTGCTCTGAAGTATTGATTTCAATTAGCACATAGGCATCATTGAATTCTTTTGCCACTTTGTAGATGATTGATGGATAAAGCAACGGACTAATCTTGTTATCACGATATTTTGCCACTTGTTTGTACGGAACTTCGGTTGCGTCAATGACTGAGAATGCTGAGTAGTCACCCTCAACGCCCTTTGCCGTGTCTGCTACGATAACATAGACACGATTCTTTTCTGCTTTCTCAAACACATCCAGTCCGTCTTTACTGTAGATAGGTGGTGTGGGTGACAACTGACCGATTGTGCCTGCATCAATGAGTGTGAGACTTGAGCCGAGGAAGTTACAGAGAACCTCTTGATTGTATTTTAATTCACCAAGAAGTTTTCTCTGTGTTTCAGCCCATTTCTCATCTCGACCAGGAATTTCCCAATAAGGTATGAACAATGGCACAAATCCATTGCGATTATTTTGTGCATCGTTCCAAAACTTCCAGAAATGATTGTAGCCAAGCGGCGTAGAAGACAATAGAATCTTTGTTGTTTCACCAGCAGAGATTGTAGGATAGACTGCGGTAAAGAATTCTTCGGCTAGATTGTTCGGTATGATTGCAGTTTCGTCAACATACAATAAGTTTACGGATTTACCACGAATACCTGCTCTGCTTGTTGCGGCAGTAAAGACAATTGAACCATTCTCTAGCGCAATGTCACCTTTGTTCCATGTAGTGACACCTTGTTGCAACCAGATGGGTAGATTCTCATACATTAACTGATAACGATAAAGCACCTCTCTAGCGGCTGATGCTTTGTTTGCAAGAATCGCTACAGTTTTGCTACCTTGAAAGAGTGTGTACCAAAGAATGTATGCGGCTGAGGTTGTTGTTTTACCTTGCTGGCGCCCTTCCATGAGAATGACTTTACGATTCTCATGAATGATCTTTACTTTTTTCTTTTGGCAATCGTAAAGTTTGAATGGCTGAAGCCCGTGATCAAGTGTGACAATTTTGCAGTACGATTCAATAAAGTAAATTGGGTCAGCCGCACACTTTAGATACTCTTGAATCTGTTCTTCAGTAAATTGAAGAGTAACTCCTGCGGCTTTAAGATGTACATTTCCTAGATATTGTTTGCTCATTGTTTGTTAATCAATTTTTGTAACTCTGCGGTGCTACCCACAAAGAGTGCATTTTGAATTTGAGTGCCGCCACTCTTTTCTTCTTTTTCTGTTTTTAATTCTTTTGACTTCTTTGCAAGATCAAGTAAGTCTTTATTTGTATCAGCCAATGTCTTGATTAGTTGGCCAACAACCTCATAAGTTCGTGCTGATTCGCCTTCTTTAGCCAGAAAGAGAATGTTCTCCATTGCTTCTTTGCCATTCTCAATCAACCCTTTGAGATTGTTTCGTGCATACTCATAGTCATCCGTACCATCAATAACTGTATCTTTTTTGATTGCTGGCGCAACTGGTTTTGCTACAATCTCTGTAGGCGTCACATCTAGCACATCGCTAATTTTTTCGTCAATGGTCTTTTTCATTATTCTGGTCTTGTAATTGTGAACACGGGATCGGTTGCTTCAAAACCATCAAAGAGATTGACGGTTGCTTCGTTAATGATAACTTTGTTGTTGCTTCGTACTGGTCCAAACAGATATCCTTTGACAATAAAATCAAGATCCCATGTAAGAATTCGTTTGGTTTCAAAGTCGCCTTCGTACTGATCGTCTGAAGTGACTGAGGTTAATTCGATTGGTATGTCTAAATTTACATTCATCTCTGGCAAAACTTTCATTGTAACAGTAAAGTCTGGTGTGAAGAATGGCAGAATTTGTTCAATGATTTGTGTGCCGTCTTCGGCGTTTCGTGTAAGACAAGACAATGTAAAATTCATGTCATAAGGTACTGGTGCATAGACTGACGATGCAGTTTTTGCGGTTTCGTTTACAATGTTTTGAAACTTGAGTGTGCTATTCAATTTACGAAAACCAGCATATGTCATTGTGTTAAGTGAGAATGCTAGTCTTGGAACTACAGTAGAAATACTTTTCAAACCTGTTGGATCAGCAATTGCTCTGTCAATAAACTTTTGTTTTGGTCCATAAGAAATAGGTATCGCAATCGTTTGAACTTTGTTTCCAGAAGCATCAAAGCGATTGACTTGAATCTCATTAAAGAGATTACCAAACATAATCACATAGCGTCTAAGCGTACTGTGATAATAATCGTGTCCGAACATTGGCATAATTAAAATATCCTTGTTTCAGCAAATGGGTTTTTCTCAGAGAAGTCGAGAATGTCTTCATCACCAATCTGAGATTGAATAAACTCATTTTGAGAAGCGGCATCCTTACTCTGAACATTGTTGCCCTCTTCAATGAATACTGTGCCGTCTTCGTTGAGAAGTTGAGTTTCATCTTCAAGCAACATTCTTGAAAGATTGTCTGTAGAAACACTAAAGTCTTCTTCAAATTGATCAATAGTTTCAACTTCTGTATCTAGTCTATCGCTTGTGTATTCGTATTTGTCGCAACGCAATTCAAAAGTGTAAAGTTTGCCAAGTTGAAAGAGTGTTTCGATAACCTCGACAAACTTGATTTCAAAAAGGTCGTTGGTAAACGGAAACCAAATAAGGTCACCTTCAAGTGGACGAATGTATGATGAGTAATCATAGCCACCTTCTTGCACAAGCCCATCGCCGTCTTCGTTAATAAGATTGTAACTGTACTCTGTCATCACCTTTGGTTCTAGCACCTGCAAGAATCTTTTCTTTGCGATTGTGAATGTCATTGATTCATCAATCTGCAAACCAAACTTTGAAATGAAATCGTTCTGCCCTAGATAGCCATCAAATGTCTTGAGATAAATTTCAAGTGGTAGTGCATCATCATAGAGCAGACTTGTATCTTCTTTGTAAAGCAAGTCTAGATTGACATGCGTTCTTGGTAAATAATAAGCATCGATACCATAGACTTTAATGGATTCAATGATTAAGTCTTCCAGTACATTTTGCTCTGAGGCAGTACTGTACTGATTAAAAAATCGATTACGCATGTTTAGCCAACCATAT